AGTTGAAAAGTATGAAGCTTTAATCATCATTTAAAAGGTGTGCCTCCAAACCACATAACCAAAGATTTTCTATTACCACGTATGACAGGTTTAACTCTATGTCTTATAAACGATGCAAAGAACACAGCGTGTCCTTGTTTTATTTTTGCAATTTTACCTTCAGCCATTAATTCTAAATCTCCACCTTCAAATTCATTCTCTGGTGATAACAAACAAGTCATGGATATTTTTCTTACAGGTGGTTCGTGTTGACAATTAACATCATTATCTACATGCCAATCATAGAATCCTCCTTCTGGATATTCTGTGTATTGTGCCATTTCAGTTATAGTCATTCCATCAAAACCAAAGTGATTACCATTAGTAGTTTTCATAATACGTTCAATATCTTTATACATGTCCGCCATTTTTTTAAATGGTATCCAACTGATATGCGAGGTTCTTGTTTTAGTGTCTATCACCCCACCTTTAATACCTTCTTTATTTCCAACGCTTGCATTATTTTTAGGTTCCGTACGTCCTGCTTCTATAATCATTTGACACTGTTTAGGTGTAAAGATCGGTTGTGTAGTTTCTACTATATAAGATTTCCAACGTGGTTCTGTAATCATATTAATATCCGTATTCTACCCATCCCGTTATTATATATTTGTCATTCGACAGAGGAGGGTTGCCTCTATGAACATGTGTAAATTGTGCAGGCCAAACTAGCATAGTATTTTTTTCAGGTTTAAATCTACATTTTTGATATAAAAATTCTGTTTCACCCCCTTCTTCCACATCATTAAGATAAACACTAAAAGCTAGTATTCTATTTCTAGCTTTCATTTCAGCATTCTCACAATGCCACATATGATAACCTTCACCTACTTTAGTTTTTTGTATCTTAACCTCAAGTATATTATGTGTAGCTAACTTTTTTAAGTATGAATATTTTTGAACATACAAAGGATATACACCTTTAAAAAACATATCTATAAAAGGTTTGTTGTTATAAGTCATAGGAACATTAGTGTCTCTTATAGTATCGATTGCAGTATCTGATACTAACGTTTCATCTACTTGCCTTGGATACACTGCGCCTTGTTGTTCACACTTGTTAAAATAATTTGTGTAATCATCTATTAATTCATTAGGCATAAAGTTTTTAAATAACCCTATATGATTATCTATGTAATATTGTTTATCCATTAGTTAGCACCTCTGTTTTTTATAGGATCAAACTGCACATCACAGTTTGCAGCAAGAGTTCGTCTAGTCTCATGAGTTCCATTAAAAGGATATACACAATGTCTCATATCATAGGGAAATATATAAAAATCTCTAAGGTTCATTGGTGGTTGATAATCTATCTTAGCAAACTGACCATTGGCTGCTCCTAATATCTGTAGTCTACCGTTCTGTTGTATGTGTTCTGCTGAGTATTCTTTACCATATGTTGAGGGTAGTTTTAAAATCATTACACTTGATAGTCCTGTAAATAACATACCTCTATGAATATGTGCTGGATTATACTCGTGTTGTTTCATCTCGTTAACCCAAATAGAATTTAAATGTGTTTCATAGTCTCTAATTTTATTAAATGCTAAATAGTGTTTAAATATAGTCATAAAATAATCCGTAACATTTTTAGGCAACATATTATGATTTTTCATTTTTGTTTGATCAGCTCCATGATAAAACAATGAATGTTCATTCTCAATCTTACCTACTAACTGACTATTAGCGGGCTCAAGATTATGAAAGTTTTGTTCGTATATCTGATTAATTGTAGTAAATATATCAAGAGGTACTTGATACTTTAAAACCGATTGACCTAAAAATACAAAATCAAACTTTAGGTTTTCCATGTTGTTCAATTTGTTCTTTCTCTGTGTAACTGTTTTCTAATTCACCAGACTTTTTAATTCTCTGTAATGATTGTAGTTGTCCCATTACATTAAATACCTCAGCTTCACTAGAATTTGCATTTAAACTTTTTGCTTTCTCGTGATATTGTAATCCATAAGATTCTAACTGATGTTGGTTAACGTCTTTGTCATTAAATGATCCATCATTAAATTCTTTCTTTAATCCAGACCACATTTTAATTTCTCTCATTCTATGTCTTGCAACTTTTTCCATAGAAGCTTTACCAAATATAGCTTCGTCTAAATCTATTTTGTATTTAGTTCTTTTGTATTCATCCTCTTCTTTTTCAATTTTACCTTCTAACCATTTAATTTTTGCTTCGTTTCTTCTATAGTCAAACGATAAAGTCATTAGGTTATCTAAGTATGATGACTGTTCTCTTACACACTGCCAATACTTTGATGCTTTAGTTGGATATCTGTTATCTTGTAGTACAGAAAATCTTGCTTCTGTTTCTGTTCGAAACATTTGTTTTTTAGTCCAAGTGTCTCTAAGCTCATCTACCATACCTTTAAATGATGATAGATCTTCCTGTGTTAATAGATTATTTAAATGTGGTTCTTCACCTTGTATTACTTCTTTGACGTCTTTTTTCATAGCTTTATCCTTTATAATTTCTTCTTATATATATTAATTAAAATATATTACAAGTCTTATGAATCAGTAAATGTTATTGTTACAGGACCTGCACCATTCCACTGCTCAGATGCTGCCGTTCTTGGAGGAGTTAGTCCACCAAAACTTATAGCTGCTGTATTAGAATTACCAGCTCCTCCTAAAGCATATCTTGTAGTATTTAGATCTGCAACTTCAGTCCAATTTGAACCATTCCAAGATTCAGTGTTTGCATAATTTGTTGGTGGGTTTCTTCCACCAGAAATTAAAGCTGCTGTATTATCTGTTCCAGTTCCTGATAAAGCTTTTCTTGCAGTATTTATATCATTAACTTGTGTCCAATTTGTTCCATTAAAAGACTCACAGTTAGTTGGGTGTGCACCAGGATCTGTTTCTCCACCCATAAATAGTGCAGAAGTTTGTATACCAGCACCTGCTCCAACAGATCTAGCTACAGCTAAATCATTAACTTCTGTCCAATTTGTTCCGTTCCATAATTCTGTTTTGTTTGTTGATCCTCCAGGCTCATATCCTGTATATACTAAACCAGCTGTTGTAGTTCCAGCTCCTGTTGTTACATATCTTGCTTGATTTAAATCGTTTACTTCAGTCCAACTAGTTCCATTCCAAATTTCTGTAGCATCTTTTACATCAGTAGGAGGCGGTCCATATCCACCAGCAGCTAAAGCAGCTGTTGCTACACCCATTCCAGCTAAAGTTTCCCTGGATGTATTTAAATCTGCAACTTCTGTCCAATTAGTTCCATTCCATGATTCTGTGTTACCAGTGTAAGGTGGAGAACTTCCACCAAAAGCTAAATTAGCTGTGTTACCTGTACCTGCTCCTGCAACTCCATTTCTTGAATCGTTTAAACTATTAGTTGTAGCCCAAGATCCTGCAGCAAGTATTTTAAAACCTTTTAAAACATTAGAAGTTGTATTATACCAAACTTGTCCTTCAACAGGATTCGATGGATCGGTTGCTACCGCTTCAATTTGTGTTCCTTTAATTTCTTTGTATGTTGCCATAATTAATCCGTACTTATTGTTTTACCTACTTTTCCAGGGACACTCCACTCTTCTGTCATTGCGTTAGGTGATGAAGCTCCTCCAAATGCAACTGCTGCTGTAGAGGTACCTGCACCATTACCATCTGCTTGTGAAACACTCATGTCTGCTACCTCTGTCCAAACAGCACCATTCCAATCTTCTGTTTTTCCTGTATTAGGTGGTGCTTCCCCGCCAAAAGCTAGTGCAGCTGTATTGCTAGCACCTGTGCCCATAATACCATATCGTCCAGTATTTAAATCTGCAACTTCTGTCCAATTACTTCCATTCCATAATTCTGTTTTTGCTTCATATGTAGAAGGAGGTGATGAAAAACCACCAAAACATAAAGCATTTGTATTAGTAAGCCCTGCTCCAGCATTACCATATCTTCCTTGGTTTAAATCTCCAACTTCAGTCCAGTTTGTTCCATTCCAAGATTCACAGTATGCTCTAGGAGTTGGAGTTCCTCCATACAATAATGCAGATGTTATTATACCTGACCCTGCTGCTGTAGCTCTAGCATTGTTTAGAGTATTAACCGCTGTCCAATTAGTTCCATTCCAAGACTCTGTTAAATTTGAAACTGATCCTGAGTCACTTGGTTGACCACCAAAAGCTAATGCAGAAGTATTGTCTGCCCCACAACCCATTGTTCTTCTTGCACTATTTAAATCGTTTACTTCAGTCCAATTAGTTCCATTATATTTTTCTGTTAATGCTGTACCATTAGTTCCATCGGCATCTCCACCAAAAGCTAAAGCTGATGTTTGAGTTCCTGCTCTTCCTAAATATCTTCTACCAGTATTTAAAGCTCCACCCGTAGCCCAACCACCGACTGGTGCACCTGCACCTGTCCATTCTTCTGTTGCTGTTAAATAAGATCCTCCACCTGTAGCATAGATACCTCCACCATATGCATTACTAGTTCCAGATCCCATTAATTCATATCTAGCTGTAGCTAAGTCCGCTACCTCAGTCCAAGCAACTCCATTCCATTCTTCTGTTAATGCTGATGCTGGTTCAGCACCAAAAGCTAACGCAGATGTAGCTGATCCTCCTCCTGCTAAAGCAAATCTAGCAGTATTTAAATCTGCAACTTCTGTCCAGTTAGTTCCATTGTAAAATTCTGTTAATGCTGATGCTGCTGGAAGATTTCCACCAAAAGCTAAACCTTCAGTATTATTAACTGCTACTCCTGCTAAATAATATCTTGCAGTATTTAAATCTCCAACTTCAGTCCAGTTACTTCCATTCCAAGCTTCTGTTACTGCCTGTCTTCCAGGGCTAGCAAGACCACCAAAACCTAAAGCAGCTGTTGATGTTCCACCACCAACTATAAGTTGTCTTGCAGTGTTTAAACTGTTTACATTAGTCCAGTTTGTTCCACCCCATAATTCTGTAGCAGCAGTATTTGATGGATTATTTCCTCCAAAAGCTAATGCAGCTGTATTGTTTGCACCTGCACCACCCAAAGATTCTCTAGAAGTGTTTAAATTGTTTACTTCAGTCCAACTAGTTCCATTATAAGATTCTGTTATAGCCGTGTTTGGTGGAGTTTTTCCACCAAAAATTAAACCCGATGTTTGTACACCAGCTGCACCTGAGTTTACTCTTCCAGTATTTAAATTACCACCACTAGACCAAACACCAGTTGTTGATACAGCACCATATTGAAACTTTAAAACATTATCAGTATCGTTATACCACACCTCTCCCACGATCGGATTATCGGGATTAGTCGTATAGTTCCGAATTTTTGTGCCATGTATTTCTTTATACTCAGCCAT